TCTTTGTAAAACAAATGCCGAGGTGGTGTAATGGTAGCCACGAGGGACTTAAAATCCCTTGGTCAGTAACGGCCGTGAGGGTTCGAGTCCCTCCCTCGGTACAATGAACAAGAGGTGTTCAGTAAGTTTGGTAACGTTCTTTAAAGATGTTATAGTTAATGCCACTACGATTATACAGAAGTGGTCCTCGGGACAAATGGCGAATAACAAAACCATCCGAGTATGTTTGACTTTTATGTGCGGGTAAGACCGTCGCGGGTTTTGAAGAGAAAAACTGAAGAAAAATCTACTCACCAGAATCTCAGGTGGGGAAGCTTGGTTTGGTAGCTCAGCTGGATAGAGCAACGCACTTCTAATGCGTAGGTCATAGGTTCGAATCCTATCCGAATCACAATCATTATCGTAACTCAGTGAGATACGGCGCAAGACACACACTTAAACAACGCGGGAGAGGCGCCTTTCCCGATGTGGCTGAAGCGATAATGATATTTACCCCGATGGCGTAATGGTAGCCGCGCAAGTCTTAGGAACTTGTGACTTCGGTCGTGTCGGTTCGAGTCCGACTTGGGGTACAATAAAGTAAATTATGTACGTACAAAGACCTTTAGTTCCAACGAGTCAACCGAATTTATTTCACTTGGCTCCAATTCCTGTATACATGAAAGTTTTCGGTGACGATGAGTTTCATGATGAGGTATACACGTTTGGGTTTGAGAATCTAACTCCCCAACAAAAGTTAATGGGTCAGGAACTTCCTGAACAATACGACATTAACAGACAATCAAATTATTCTGTGAATTACGATAAGAGAGAAATGTGGGTGGAACCTACAGAGTATAATCCTATTGGTAGTCGTTTTTGGACACCGCCTAACGACTTTCTTGACATCAACAATGAGAACGTTAAGAAGATTAGACAAAGGGTTGAGAGTGGTTATATGGAGTTATTAGACATGTTAGGGTTCCAACACAATAGAAAACCTGATATTACCGAGAGCTGGATTCAATATTATAACCCAACTGAAGGTAGAGGTCATAATGCTCACAATCACTGTAGATGGCAACCAAATGAGGAAACAATATTAAACTTCTCAGGAGGTTATTACTTATCTGACGGTGACCCGATTGCCGACCATCCTTATAGTGGAGTTTTTACATTCCATATTAGAGGGATGTCTCACTTTATCAGACCTAAAAAAGGTATGTTAATCATTTGGCCGTATGATATCGTACATTCGGTTAAACCATTCTACGGTAAGACACACAGATGTGTGATTAATTTTAATATTCAAGACGGAGTTAAATAATGAAACAGATTGACTTAGATATTTTTGTATTTCCAAAAATCATGACTGATGAACTTATTGAAAGACTAATGTCGGTTAGAAATAAGAGAGGTTTTGATGGAAGATTAGATTTACATATTGAGGATAAAAACACATTTTATATTTTTGATAATTTTTGGTTTTCTGAAATTGAATCCAAATATTTGGGACATTATTTTAGTACGTATGATGTTGAAAAAGGAATAGGATTAAATTCAAGTGAGGAGACTATAAAACAATTAAGTAAATTTGTTGAAACAAAATGGAGAGATTTATTCTTACTTCATTATACACCTAATAGTTTAATTAACGGTGAAAAAGATATTCATTGGGATTTTAGTGGGTTAAGTATGGTTGGATGTTTAACTGATGATTATGAAGGAGGTAAACTAATTTTTCCTAGACAGAATGTTACTTACAGATTAGAAAAGGGGGATATTATTGTGTTTCCTGGTGGTTTGACTCACCCACATTATGTGGAACCCGTAACTAAAGGTTTAAGAGATGTAATTGTTGGTCAAAGTATGACATTATCTCAGGACCATAAAATTGATTATTAAAAATAATTTGACAAATTAAAGATTTTTACTATCTTTGAGGTATATATTAGAAACAATGAAAACTACAATAAAACATATGGTCTTTAGTACACAGCAAAAATCGATTTGTTGGTATGAGCGTATGCGCGATTGTAGTTCGGATGTAATCTTAGGATAATTTTTTAAAATAGAAATAAACCCAATTTTTTATATACCCCGAACTCGTAAAAAGGTTCGGGGTTTTTTTATGTAAAATTGTTAGGTTCTTTGAAATATTGGTTGTAAATTTGTATTCGAAATACGGGTGGCTCCCTTAATAGTTAAGGCTGACCTTAAGCATCTTCCGAAAGGATATACAGGGGGCGAAAATATTTCGATTTAAACGTCGCGTTGGACAAATTGGTTAAGTCGTCACCCTTTCACGGTGAAGATTACGGGTTCGAACCCCGTACGCGATACAAGATGATGGTCTGATGTTATTGTAGTTGTCGACTAACTCAATAACTATTAAACGGACAGCACCCTCTGCCTGGGCCCAGAGAAAACTCTGATGAAGCAGTTAAGATTGGAGCGAGATGGGTACTCCAACATCATCATACAGTTCCTTAGCTCAGTGGAAGAGTCCTTGCCTTACATGCAAGTAGTCGTAGGTTCGAATCCTACAGGAACTACATTAAAGTTAAAGGGATGTTGAAGGTGACCGAAAGGTCCCGCCCCGAACAAGTGTGGGCGACTTTAACTTTAAACTTGGTGCGGTAGCTCAGCTGGTAGAGCACTTGCCTGAAGAGCAAGGTGTCGGCGGTTCGAACCCGCCCCGTACCACGGAGTCCCGAATTAACGGGAAACCCCCACTCCCATATGGCAGCCAGTCCGTTAACCTGGTGAAGTGGGGTATTTGACTTCGTAGCTCAGTTGGTAGAGCACTTCACTTTTAATGAAGGAGTCCCGAGTTCGAATCTCGGCGGGGTCACTAAAAACTTATATTATGAAAGCAATACTTGAATTTAATTTACCTGATGACCAACAAGATTTTGATTTAGCCGTTAGTAGTATGAAATTTTGGTCTGTATTATTTGATTTAGACCAATCTTTGAGAGCTAAAACAAAATATGCTCCTGACAATTTACCTCAGGATAAGTACGACGCTTATCAAGAAATAAGGGATGAACTTCGTGAGTTAATGTCAGATAATAATGTTAATTTTGACATGGTTAAATAAAAAAAATGATATGATAAACAATATAGACATAATAAAACCATTATTGAACTTCGAGGAGAAGGGGGATTTCTATATGCTGTATGTCTTCAAACGTAAGAAAGACCAACCTGAAGGAGAGAAAGATAACCATCAATCGGTTAGAACTATCAAAACATATTGCATTGAATCAATTGACCACTTGGAAAGGAGATATGATGAGGTAAAGCAACTATGTGAGATGTTCAAGGCAAGAGCTTACATTCATGTTCAAAAACAAAACCACAGAGATGTGTCTTTGGATATGTTGGCGAGTTTAGCTGAGAGAATTAAGAATGGAGTTCAAAACCAAAAGGGGTTATTTGATTCGGTTGTGGGACAGATTAAGACTCAGGAGAAAAGATGGATTATTGATATTGATAATGTATCGATGGACGGATTCAATCATGACCCATATCAGGTGTCATTGAGAGAATATATAAACGAGTTACAAAAAGAGGCAGGAAAAGACCAAGGAATGACTTTTATTAAGACAAGAAGTGGATTCCATATCATAACTCAACCTTTTAATGTAATGAAATTTAAAGAAAGATATCCCGAGGTTGATATTCAAAAAAAGAACCCAACATTATTATATTATCCCAATAATTTAGGTTAAATTTGTAAAACAAAAGGGTCGGTTGGCCGAGTGGTTTAGGCGGTAGTCTGCAAAACTATCTACACAGGTTCGAATCCTGTACCGACCTCATGACAAAGAAAGAAATTGACAAAATGGTTAAAGCCATTAGAATGACAACAAAAAAAGCTTGTAAGAATAAGAAATCTGCTCGTAAGTTTCTTATTAAAGCTGGAATTGTAAAAAAATAATACGTGTGTAGCTCAGTTGGTAGAGCAGTAGTCTCCAAAACTATGTGTCAGAGGTTCGAATCCTTTCATGCGTGCTAAAGGTTGATTGGGGAATGATGATGTAAAACCTGTTAGTGGTTGGAATAAGACATCGTCGGAGTTTAAACTAACATCAGTAATGCCAATCATAAAAGGAGTCGTCCACGGAACCATCTTCTCCTTTCCTTATTTGGGAGTATCGCATAGCGGCAATTGCAGAAGACTGTAAATCTTCCCTCTTTAGAGTTCGTAGGTTCGAGTCCTACTACTCCCACATTTTGGACTTGTAGCTCAGTTGGTTAGAGCACTTCACTCATAATGAATAGGTCCCTGGTTCGAGCCCAGGCTGGTCCACAATATTGCCCGATGGTGTAGCGGTAGCACAAATGTTTTTGGTGCATTTAGGGTTGGTTCGAATCCAGCTCGGGTAACTAAATAAAATGGAAAAAAATATGTGGTTTTTATTAGTATGGGTTATTTTGATGATTATTGTCAAATGGGACAATGACCGCGATTAGGGTTTTATGGTGTAACGGATAGCACACGAAACTACGGATTTCGGAGTTTAGGTTCGAATCCTAATAGAACCTCTAAACTGCGTGGCTTAGAGGAAAAGAACTATCTCTCATAAGGATGGTCAATTGGGTTCAAACCCCAAACACGCAACATATGGTGGCTATAGCTCAGTTGGCAGAGCGCTTGGTTGTGGTCCAAGTTGTCACGGGTTCGATTCCCGTTAGTCACCCAAAGTGTTTACAACGGACAAGGCTTAGGCAAGTGAGTTGAGAATGAGTAGTAGGAGATTTAATCGTTTGGACTACAGAAAGTTTGATACAATAGATTGGTGGGATGCGAGTGGTTGACCAAAACACTTATTACGGAAGGATGGCAGAGTTGGTCTATTGCGTCAGTCTTGAAAACTGAAGTACTGCAAGGTACCGTGGGTTCGAATCCTACTCCTTCCGCAATTTTTTACCCATATTGACTATTTATTAGTATGGAAAAAGTAACATTAACAAAAGAGCAACTATTCAAGGTAATGCACCTGAATGAACAGGAAAATAAGTCTGAAACTAAAGGTAACTCAGGATTTAAGAATATGGTGTCAGCACTATTACATTCTCAAACTCAGGTACACATCTTTCATTTACAGACTAAGTCATATTCTGAACATAAAGCATTACAAAAATACTATGAAGGAATTGATGCATTAGTGGACGGTATTATCGAAAGTTATCAAGGTAAGTACGATGTTATTAAAAATTATGATTCAGTTAAAACTGAGGACTATAAGAGTTCTGAGCAAGTAATTAATTATTTCAAATCATTAGATACTATGATTGAGAAAGCTAGAAAAGAAGTTAAAGAATCGTTCATTCAAAACCAAATTGATACGGTTCAGGAATTAATATTCTCCACAGTATATAAGTTAAGATTCTTAAAATAAGATACTGTCGAAATCTAATATTGAATTCCTCTAATTTAAAAGTTAGGGGAATTTTTTTTATGGTACAAAATGACTATCTTTGTACAAATAATGGAATATAGCTCAATTGGTTAGAGCGTCCGCCTGATACGCGGGAGGTTGATGGTTCGAGTCCATCTATTCCAACAATGGAAACGAATATTAAAAAGAAAACTGGTAATAGAGCCAAGTTTAAGAAGATTGTAAAAGAGTATAAAGACGCCACTACTTCAGAAATTTGGGAAGGAGTTAGGGATAATTTTACTTTTGGGTTTATTGGTGCGACTATTGTTGTGTTTATTGCAACAAGAGCGGATTTTGCGGTGTTATTAGGTTATCTGGCGTATTACTTTTTTATGGGTAAGATAGTTAACCGTCCCAAATATGTAACAGATTTGGGACGAATGATAGTGTTCCCAATACCATCAGCATTAGGTGCATTTGCAGGATATAAATTATCTTATTACCTTTTACAATTATTGTAATGTGTTGGAGAGTTACCCAAGTTGGTGAAGGGGCTTGTTTGCTAAACAAGTAGGGTGTTAAAGCCGCGAGGGTTCGAGCCCCTCACTCTCCGCAGAAAAAAATATCTGAAAAGTTGACATAATCGAATAACCTTCCTATATTTATAATCTATTAATTAATAAACAAACAAAGAAAAAAAAAACATGAAAAAAGTATTAGCAATTTTTGCAATCGCGTCAATCGCAGTGTTATCAT